TACGTCGTGAGACGTAAGTTTGGTTATCTGCAATTGCAGTAACCGCCGAAGTTCGTGGTGAACTTCTACCGTTGGAAAATGTTGATTGAATATCGACTATATTACTAGAACCACTGTTGAGTGAAAACAATGTAATATGTCGAAAAATGAAGGGGAATCCCCTCCCGTTCGTGTTCTGATACATTTACGATGGTAAATTATACTATGGCTATTAAGACTGGGTTAGTTCCCCAGCGCCATTAAACAACTTACTACCAAAAATTTTACAAAGGACGTTCCACTGAAGAATGGAACTACTTGTAGGCGACCAATAATAATGTCGCCAATTTCTGGAGTATCGTTGAATGTCGAAACCTTTGAACAAACCTTTTTCAAAAAGGCCTATTTCTTAGGTGAACACAAACTAGACCGAGTGCTTATGAGTCTTCTGCATCTACTTGATGCTAAGTCTTCTACTATTGAAGATATCGATGGATTAACTGTTTTAACTAACAGGAAAAACTTCGACATGAAGATTCGAAAGCACGCCAATTCGTCAATAAGGTATCGTTTTAAGCAAGAAAGTTCGCATTACAAATTTAGTTATGCTGATTTCTCTCGCCGTTACGAGATTCCTATTGACACTATTAACGGAACATTCGCTTTGAGATTTTCAAATTCTCGGCGCCTGTTCCATTCTTTACGTATTTCTTATGCACTGTTTCTGACCATGAAAATGTTTAAAGTCGGAAACTCATGTACTTCTCAAAGAGTGCGAGGAGATAAGATGGTTCTCAAGTTTAACAACTTGTTATCATCTATCTTCCTGCAAGTCTACACTGGGTTCGCCCAGTTAGACCTCTCTGAAAAGGCAATGATAAAGTGCTTGAAAACTTCTCTTTGTCTTTTGGTAAGCAAAGCTTTTACACAATCTGATCTGCCGACTGGCGTTTCTATTGATCTCTTCCCGCGAGGGTTGGAATCAAGGATCCGCAAACAGTTGACGAATGACGATTATGTAAGGTTTTGCTTTAGCTGTCTCCAATCAAAAGTCTTGTGTGAAACCGTCCCAGACGAATTCATACTTGACGCTTTGATTGAACACCAAAACAAACTTAGTCAGCCACACCGGGGTTTAACCTCTGAAACTCTCATTAATTTAAGAGCTAAGGGTCGAACTTTCGGTAGGCATGTAGCCAAATATTACAACAGTAATAAAGGCCATTTTCCGACTAATAAGGCATCATTTGCTTTCCCTCGTAATGGGGGAGGGTTAAAAGGTGACTTAGTGTTCCACAACCGTCTAAAGGACTCCAGTAATAAGGAGGATCCTGATGACAGAATGGAACCGTTTGTTATTGGTTTGTTTGGGCAACCTGGTAGTGGAAAGAGTTCCCGCATTAACCAAATAATTGCGGAACTTTCGAAGCTTTTTCCAGGAGTGCCTCATGGAGACAAACTAATCTACCAAAGAACCTGTCATGTCGACCATTGGGATGGATATCGTGGGCAACCAATCACTATTTTTGATGATTTAGGTCAGTCCACAGACGGACACGATGTACGCGAGTTTCAAACTCTTGTTTCGTGTTGTCCATATATCCTACCGATGGCGCACCTTGATGAAAAGGGGCAGAAATTCTGCTCTCCGATTATCATTGCGACGTCAAATTTGCCTTTCGGGGCAAAGTTAAACATGATTTACAAAAACAACAATCCTATTATTGATGATGCCTCCTTTTGGAGACGCTTTCACGTTCCGCTCCATGTGGAACAAGGCGACATTCATACTTTGATAGAAGATCCGTGTTGGACTCGGCAAGAAAACTTGCTATTTCGAGTTAAAAAACGAGATCTTGTGGTGGCGAGAAAGATGTCCATGGACACTTTCTTCCAACAGAAAGTTGATTTTGATAGGAAAGGGGTAAACGAGATTTGGAATCCCGAGCCCTTTTCCGGTTCTTTTTCTTTCCTTCGAACTAAGTTCAAGGAAAGGTGTAGATACCATGACAATTTCCGATCTACTTGGATACAAACTGTTGTTGATAAATGTCAAGACACATCTGTTCTTGATCCTTTACTTACTGAATTAGAAGAATTTGGGTTCACCCAAAGCTTCGACTTTCAAACTGGTGAAGGTGGAACAAAATGTCTTTCCTTTCCTGCTTTTCCTCCATCTGGACCTTTACCGGTCCGTGTGGAGCCGATCGCTGAACCTTTAAAAGTTCGGACGATCACAGCGGGTATAGGTGACACTTTTTGCTTAAAACCTCTACAGCGAGCTATGTGGCTCGCTCTTGGGGATTTTCCGCAATATCAACTAACGCATGGGACAAATCGTCTAAATACTGCAATTGCAGATATTTATGATCGATCTGATCCTCATGATGTTTGGATCTCAGGAGATTACACAGCAG